TACAGACCAGTTCTTAAGAAAGAAGGCTTCTTAACACGTGATCCTCGTATGAAGGAAAGAAAGAAGTACGGCTTAAAGGCTGCTCGTCGTGCACCACAGTTCTCAAAGAGATAATAAAACGCAAAATCATGAATTTACAGGAACCCTTGAAAATGCAGTGTTTTCAAGGGTTTTCTTTATGCAGTTCAATATAAAACGCTCTTTACATCTTCTCAAATCCTTGTGCGGTTGCTTACAGGTTGCCTACACGTTGCATACAAAAAATAAGTATCTTGTGCAAGATTTTCAAGGTCTTGTGCAAGATAGCAGAAAACCTTATAAACCAAGGCTTTACAAATGAAAAAGGGTGTTATTGAACACCCTTTTCTGTACAGTATGAAATTATCTCTTTGCGAACATCTTTTTTTGTCCGACAATGAATTGTTTTACCGTCTTTGAATATAACATCATAACCATCATGCATATTGCCTGAAATCCCTGAAAGCATTTCCCTGTTCTTTTCCGCAATCTGCATTGTGTCAAACAGTCCTTCTTGGTCTTGCCTGATTAAGTATTGCAAGTATGCATTGACTGACATTCCTTTTTCAGAAGCAAGCGTTTTGATAATGTCTTTCATGCCCTTTGGAACAGCAAGGTGTATTCTCTCATAATGGTCAGTATAGAATTGCTGCTTGTATTTGCCTTTATCCATCCGAACACCTTCTTTCAGATTTTGTTGATTGCATCAATCAACTGCTGAATTTCAAAGTGTGTATATACGGTTTCTGTCACTGACTGCCCTTTATGCCCGACAATTTTTTTAATAATCTTGTCATCCACCCCGGCAGCAGTCAAAAGTGAAATGCAAGTGTGCCGGGTGTCATGTGGCGTGTGTTTGGTATTCATTTGGTCAATCAAGGGCATCCAATATGAATCATAATAATTACGGTATGTGAAATGTTCACCATTGGGTGCAGACAACAGATATTCACAATCATTCTTGTTATACCAGTATTCAAAAAGAGGTAGAACCTTGTCGGCAATGGGTACTTTCCTAACACCTGCTTCTGTTTTGGATGCAATCACATCAAACCAGTGTTCAGACAGATTCACATTTTCTTTTTTCAAATTAAGTAGTTCGCTGATTCTTACCCCGGAATATATCAGCATCAGTATAATGCTGATATATTCGTTGGTGTCCTTCCATTTCCAAACGGTTTCAATTTCAACCCGGCTGAAAGGCGTTCTGTTGCGTTTGTTTGGGTTTCGGTCTTTATACTGGCTTATGTCAATATACTTGGAATAGTCCTTGCTTGCAAGGTCATTTTCCAAAGCAAATTTATACATGACAGTGAAAAGAATCCTTAATTTTCTAAGTGTGGGATAGTTTTTCCCACAGGTATCAATCACATTCTGCAAATGGCTTTTTTTAATGTCATTGAACCTCATATCATACAGGGTAGCACAAAGTTTATAAGAAGCATTGTAACCGTTGACATTTGACTTTGAAATCTTTGGGTAATGCTCGGATGACCATTTATCAAACACTTCTGCAAAAGTAATTTTATTGGCATCCATATCATAGGGGTTTGAATTAAAATTTGCAAGGGCAATCAGTGCTTCACTTTGGGTTTCATAATATCCCAAGTATTTGTATTTCCAGTGTGTTGTTCCGTCTGCTTCTTCTGTTCTTGATGTAGTAATCCGAACCGCCCAAGGTTTTCTTCTGTTTCCTGACAGCTTATAAACAGAACCATAACCATTAGGTAATTTCATTCAACTTCATTCCTTTCTTTGATTGTCTTTCACAGGAATGAATGATATAATTAACTTTGCATAGTCCAAATCATTCATTCCTTTTGATTTGGTTATCACGAACCCCTGACCGCTGCAACAGTTGGGGGTTCATTTTTTTTAAATTACCGGGGTAAAGAATAACACCGGGATGAAATCTGTGGGTGTGTGAAGAACTTCACAAGCCTGATTCATTTCTTCCATACTCCAGGGTTCAGCGTGGTTCATCAGCCGTTCAGCGTGTTCCAAAGGCATCTGCATCAGTTCTGCAAAATGTGCCAAGCCGCCAAGTTTATAGTTGATGTGTGCTGATAAAGTAGTGTAATCAAAAATCATGTTTTTCATCTAATTCACCGTTCCTTTCATAAAATTATGTGCATATCCTTTTGATTTGGTTGATTTTTTTAGGTGCTGCAACACCTTTATTCCTTCTTGTTTTCAAGTTCCTTGATTCGTTCATCTAGTTCCCCGATTCGTTTGGATAGTGTTATTTCATTATCTGCCATGTTTTCAAGTGGTGGTTCACCATGTACACAGGTATAAGAAATAAAATATTCAATATCCATTAACTGTGATTTGTTAAGATTATCACAGTAATTTTCGGGAAATCCCCTTGCAATCATGAACTGCTTTATGCACTCCAACGAATCATAATCGTTTCGGTGTTCTGACCAATAATATAGTGCGGTGTCACTTTCGCCTGTTAGGTATTTTTCTGAAATGTTCAAATACTTTGCAATAGCATAAAGCCAAGTTTTTGATATTCTTCCTTTGGTCAGGCATCTTGTAAGATGTTCAGGTGTGATAAATAATTCTTCTGCAAGTTGTTTTTGGTTTTTCCCCGATTCTTTAAGAACAGATTTGAACCTTTCCTTGATAATTGGTAGAAAGGTTTCTTTGTTCCCCAATCATTTCACCCCCTTTCATAGAAGTTATAATTGATTTCATATCAAAAAGTATCAATGGAAAAGTGATATAAAATCAATTACAATATGAGTATAACAACAATTATTGTTGATGTCAATACATAAAATTGATTTAAAATCAATAAAAATTAAGAGAGGTAGGGATATTATGACAAATTTAGAAATCAGAACTGCATTAAAAGAAAAGCGAATGTTTAACTACGAATTGGCTGAACTGCTTGGAATCACTGAATTTACGCTATCACGCAAATTAAGGAAAGAACTGCCGGATGATGAAAAACAGAGGATTTTGGAAATTATCGCAAAGGCAAGGTGAAACTATGGAAGGTAGACTATATAGAGGATATGTAAAACTTAGCGGTAAGGCATCTGTAGAAAAGTTTAAGGGTGTTCCTGATAATAAATTAAGAACATTGCAGCAAGCACAACAATGTGAGGAATATGGTGGTGTTTTGACCAAAGATGCGATGTTTATAGATATAGATGATGCTGAACAGTCTGAAATTCTTATGAACATTGTAGAAGAATTACAACTTGACTGTAAGGTTATTTGTACTACAAGGGGGAAGCATTTTATTTTTAAAAATTCAAAAATAATGAGATGTAAAACCCATGTACAACTAGCTATTGGATTAACTGCTGATATCAAAGTGGGGTTCAAAGATTCTTATGAAAAATTGAAATCGAACGGTGAAGAACGCTTTTGTGAATGGGATATTGAAGAAGGTGGAAAGTATCAGGAAGTTCCCAAGTGGTTATTCCCGGTCAAGGCATCCGCTGACTTTTTGGATATGGATGCCGGGGATGGAAGGAATCAGGCGTTATTCAACTATATCCTGACACTGACTGCAAATGATTTCACAGTGGATGAAACAAGGGAGTGCATCCGCATCCTGAACAGGTTTGTTCTGAAAGAACCGCTGTCTGATGAAGAACTGGAAGTGATACTTAGGGATGAAGCATTTCAGAAACCAGTGTTTTTTGTCGGTTCAACTTTTCTGTTTGATAAATTTGCGGTGTTTATGAAGAACACAGCACATATTGTCAAGATAAATGGTCAGTTACATATATACAAAGATGGGGTTTATACCAATGGGTACAAGGAAATTGAATCAAACATGATTCAGCATATTCCGAACTTGAAGAAGATGCAAAGGCGGGAAGTCCTTGATTATATGGAACTGATTGTTGAAGAAAAAGAACAGTCTGATGCAAATTTGATTGCTTTCAATAATGGCATATATGACATTGTGACAGGTGAGTTGAAGCCATTCAGTACAGAAACGGTCATCACCAATAAAATACCTTGGGACTATGTGCCGGATGCTTATTCTGAACTGGCAGATAATACCCTGAACAGGCTTTCATGCGGTGATACTGCTATCAGGGCATTACTGGAAGAATGTATTGGTTACTGTTTTTATCGGTCAAACACTTTTAATAAGGCTTTCATCCTGACAGGTGACAAGTCCAACGGTAAAAGTACCTTTTTGAAAGTATTGAGTGAAATTCTTGGAACGGACAATATTTCATCACTTGATTTGAAGAATTTGGGTGACAGGTTCAGCAAGGCATCACTTTATAACAGACTGGCAAACATTGGTGATGACATATCAGATGAATTTATTCCTGATGCTTCACTGTTCAAGAAAATAACAGACGGTGGAAGAATACAGGTGGAAAAGAAAGGGCAAGACCCGTTTGAGTTCAACCCTTATGTAAAATTGATTTTTTCAGCCAACAATATGCCACGCATCAAGGACAAGACCGGGGCGGTGCTTAGACGATTGGTAATAATACCATTCAATGCTACATTTCGGGAAACTGATAAAAATTATGACCCTAACATAAAATACAAGCTGATTCAGAAGGATTCCATTGAATATCTTATCAGGCTTGGTGTGGAAGGGTTGAAAAGGGTAATTTGCAATAATAAATTTACCGCATCAAACAAGGTTCAGAAAGAAATAGACGAATATGAGGATTTCAACAACCCTGTAAAGGGTTTCTTCCGGGAATGTGATGAACAACTGGGAGAAGATTATATTTTTCGTGAAACTGCAACAGCGATATATAAAAAGTATCAGGTGTACTGTGCTGAAAATAATTTGCAGCCGGAAAGCAACACAGTATTTGGTAGGTCATTAAAAAGCCTGTTCGGAGTGCAGAGCATACAGAAAAAAATAGCCGGGAAGAATGTAAGAATGTATGTGAAAGTAGCAGAAAGTAGCGAACAGTAACAAATTAAGTAGCAACAAAAACCGCATAAAAACAAGGCGGTAGCAAATGGTAGCAAATACTTTTGATTTCTATTTATTTTTAATTTTTTATATATTTTAGTAGATTAAAAATAAATATATAAAAAATAGAGAAGAATAAGAAATATTTGCTACTTTGCTACCTTTTGCTACCAAGATAAGAAAGGAAAAGTGAAAAATGACAGGTGAAGAATTTATTGAAAAGGTAAGGGAAATCAAGGAAATATCAAGCATTGAATGGGATATAAAAGGTGATGATTTTAATGCGGATGAAGTCGGTGTGAAGGTGGTAGCAGACAATGGTGAATATAGACTGTGCTTGGGGAAGCCATCGGCACATGACGATGCTGAAAGTATGTTAAAAGTGCATTGGGCGGAAAGGGTAAGCTGCATCCTATTGGTTAATAAACTGATGGAATTACAGGGCAAAAGTGAAAGATTTGATGTCAATTGTGGCTTGGAAATAACAAAAATAGTTAATTTTGCAATAGAAAGTATAAAAAATAACCCATAAACACCCCATATTTGAACAAAAGCCAAATTGCAGAATGGCGTAAAATCAAGGATTTTGTTCAGTAAGTGTTTAAAAAAGTTTAGTTTTTAGGGTTTCAGGCGTGTATATGCGTGCGATATGAAAAGGATGGTGATGGATTTTGTGAATTATTTTGATGTGCGGCAGCTAAAGGGGCATATAAAAGATGATGCTGATAGTGTGAAACTGAAAACAGGGGACAAAGTACAGGTGATTCAGTTTGGTTATCAGAAAACAGGTTATGGTCAGAAAAGGTTTTTTATATGCCCGGATTGTTCAAAAAGGGTTGAAAAACTGTATTGTACAAAATTTTCTGTTTGGAAGTGCCAACGGTGCAGCGGTGCAAATCCTTATGGTGGAATACAGAACAATACCAAGGGCGGCTATGATGAAATAGAGTATAGAATGAAAAAATATGCGGAAAAGAAAGGTATTCAGTTTGAATTTCCGTTTAATTATTTTGATTTTACATTTGACAGCCGGATGAAGCGGGCAAAGTTCAGGCAATATGTGAAGGTGCTGCAAGCATTAGAAAATATGCGGTTTCATTCAATGTTTTTCAAAGTTACATATAAACCGGGCATCATAAGACAGGTAATGTCAGGAAAACACCCGATTATGCAGAATGTCACACTGAATGACCTGAAAAACAATGTTTATGATTGGAGTACCGGGACACAAATAGAAATGACTGTTGATGTCCTAAAAACAATAACACATTGATGAAAGGATTGGTGAACTGGAATGAGGATAAACAAAGAAAAATTAAATGATGCAATGGCATCCAAGGGCGTATTTGCCAAAGACCTGTGCAAGCGGCTGAATATGCATGAATCAACTCTGAAAAAGCTGCTATCAGATGGCGGTGCGGTTGATGCATATACTGTGTCAAAAATAGCCTATGAATTGAATATACCAATGGGAGAACTAGAAGAAAGGACTGGTAAATCTGATGAATAATACTGAAAATCTGAAAACCCTGAAAGATATAGTTGGAACTGAACAGTTCAAAATTATCATTGAACGGTTGAACGGTGAACACATATATATTTCAAATTATGGCGGCTTTCATTCCAAGGAAGAACGCAACGCCGCCATAAGGAACGATTTCTTTCATGGTATGTCTGTACCTGAATTGGGTGAAAAATATGGTATGTCTATCTGTTCCATATACAAGATAACAGAAGATAAGGGGTAAATCAATAAGAATACATATACAACCGCCACATGACCGTTATATGAGGTCACAGGCGGTTGTTTTGACGGAACATAAAAAGACACCAACTGTTGCCACAGGGTAAGGCGTTGGTGTCTTTACATCACCCCAAACGAATGATGCATATAAAGGCAGTCTGGAATGAGTATAGCATATTACCCAGTGGCTAGTCTATGTAAATTTTTAAGGATAATACTAAATGTAGTGCTTTTGTATTGATAAAACCACTATATGAGGTATAATTTGAGAAAAACCAAGGAAAGGAAGGTAATAGAAAAATGAGTTTGACAGAACAGGAAAAGAAATTTGCAGATGAGTATGTATTTTTATATTTTCATACAACGGCAACATATTCAGGTATGGCGGTAAATGCGGCATCTTATGCGGGGTATAACATCCCAGTTGATGTATGTCAGGCTGACAGTCTTGGGAAGTCTTTGTTGGCAAAATCAGACATCAAGGAATACATTGAACAGGAAATTAAACGGTTCAGGTCAATACTGTCAAGTGGACAGAGAAGAAACCTTTGGGAGCATATCTCACAGTTTGCAGCCGGGACACCTGAACAGGGTGCAGACTATGGAAATATAATCAACCATTAGAGAAAGGGGATGAAAAAAGATGGAAGAAAAGTTATATGAAACACTGGCAAAGGAAGCAACGCTCATTATACATGATTCTGATTTTGTGAAAGGTCTGAAAGATATTACCAAGAATATGATGAATGTGAGAACAAATAAGAGATATTCAGACTTCGGAAAAGAAGAAATGTTGAAGGGTATGCGTGAAGAATTTACACAGAAAAATAAAGAGCAGACCGAAAAACTTAGGGATGTGATTAAAAGATTTTGTGATGCTTATGGGGTGACAATCCCGGATGATAATAAAAACCATTCTGCTGAAATTGCGAATGTACTTCAAATTATCGAAATATGCGGTATGGATTTGACGGTGGAAACTCTGAAAACAGCTATTGAACCAATCAAGGATTCTGCAAAACTCTTGAAAATGGTAAGGGATATATTGAATACCAAAAAAGAACAGGCACCGATGGGGGTAAAGACATATGCGCATGATATTTTCACTACAATTGATGAATACCTTGGTATGACAGAGGATATGTTGGCATACGTTAATAATCTGTCAGTAGTAAGTTCTTTATTGGATGTTGAAGAACTGGTAAAGTATGTCATTACTGATGATTATTCATATGGTGTTGTGTCTAATGGCGGGTACATTTTTGGAATAAGGGATGTGACTTCATACCCTGTAATTTGCCTTGGTGACAATATGATGGGAATTGGAAAATTATACGATAGAGTCAGTCGGGAAAATCCAAGGTTTTTCAAGTAAGGTGTGATAAGGGTGC